GAGTTTGCCGCTGTGGAATTGGCAGCGGCGGAATGCGTGGAGGTTCGGGTTTCGTGGTTTCGAATGCGGAGAAGGCGGCCGTGACGCAAATGGCTGGAATCCACACCCGAATCAACGCCGCGTTCGCTCGCGTCGCCCGCAAAGCGTAGCTCTGCTTGCGGCGATCCCAAGTCGCACCAGGGATTTTCGCGACGCGCAAGATGGTTGTTACTGCGGGCCGGATGAGAATCCATCCTGCAGCCAAGTCCGCTGTCGTGGTCATTCTGCATTGCCGTTGCAGTCCGCGATCGTGCGGTAGTAGGAATCGATCGCGTCCTGCACGGGCCGGCTGCGTATCCGCCCCCCGAGAACGGCATAGATCGTCTGAGATGATCGTCCAGTGCTTTCCGCAACGATCTTTACCAAACCGCCGTACCTCTGGTTCTTTTTCTTGCGCCCTTGCGCCGCTCGTGGTTCACGTATCACGACGATCAATCTCCCATCGCTCACGTTCTTCGTCAACCCACGTCGCGGCAAAACACGCGATTTACACAGCCTAAGTTGGTGAGAACTCAGGCTCAAAAGAAAGCATAGAATTTATTTTCTAGCTAGGAAGTGAAAAGGAGTAGAGGCCACTTTTCATGCGATAAATGCCTATCTGTTAGGCATCTCTATGATTATCTGCATATCTATCATGTGATCTAACAGCTAGATATATCTTGACCATGATGCCACGTGAAGAACACTTAAGATGCCTGCAACCAAGCGTGAGCTTCCCACATGGCGTGCTCCGCACACGGGTGTCCATGTCTCTGGTGTAAGAGCGGGGCACGAAATAGTTTTGCCTAAGTGTTTGTGGACGCGGTTACGCGTTGATGTTAAGGCAAGCCAGGATGAATCCTTACGTCTCCAGGGGCGTAGCGCACGACCTCACAGCCCGCAACCGCGCAATCCTGACCACGCGATCGGAGGGTGACTCCGCGTCGGTGGGTTGTCCTTGCGGGACTGGATCCGGGAAGTAAGGCGCCGGATCCACACCGATCTGCTGCAGCAGACAATAAGCCTCGTCCTCCACAGTTGCGACTTGGTCAGCGGTCGCACGTCCTAGCGGCCTGCGGCCCAAGCCGAGCTGCCTACGAATGAAATCGAGTTGGCTCAGGCCCGCTTGACGCGCATGGTGTTGGATGAACATCTGCTCAGCGTTGTTGACGGTCAATCTCAGGACGACGGTGGCCAAAATGTTCGACTGCATGAGTCCACATCGTAGCGACATCGCGTTCCGCGCTCAACCTGACATCGGCCATGCATGCCTCCAACCCGGCCTTTTGGTCCACTAATTTCAAAAATTCCCTATATAACGCGAGAAGATCTTTTTTCTGTGAAATAGAGCATACTTTTGAGAGCAAGGCGTATGGATACGATGAGTACGATGAGTACTCAGTAAGAACGCGTACGCGATATGCTGGGCCTTCCTTTTGTTTGAATTTCATGCTCTATTTCTCAGAAAAAAGATCTCCCTATATACAGAGAGCGTATTTTTTCCTGACGGCTGCACGGACGTGGTGGGTGCGGAGCGATTCGCACTGTGGACACGGCAAGAATCACGCAGACCTGGGTGCACTGTGGTGTCCGTTGTGCGATGCAATGTGGAAAGCAGTTGACGAATACTCTTCACACTGCTATTCCTAGAACAGGCTCGCGCAGTTCTGTTTGCACGTGCCGTCGAGGGCCGGGACCCTCGGTCCACTCCTTCCCGCCATTTCATTGCCCCACCGTGATCAAAACGAAGCAGCGTCCAAACATCCCGATCTTCACCTGCGATGGCGTGCGGTGCGACCAGATCAGCCTCGAACGACTGGCTGTTCTGCAAGGCCTGGGACGCATTGCCCGAGTGGTCACCCACCGCAAGGGCTATATCAATCGCGCCTACCTGCTGCCCATGCCGGGCGAGCCCAAGCCATCCACCCTGCGCGACTACACGGGCACGAAGTACAGCTTCCGGCAGCGACTTGCCAACGGGCATGTGGCATATCGACTACGCTCCCTCGGTGAGAGCGCCTATGCGTCGGAGTCCAATCTGGCACCCGACTCGGTGCGCCCGATCTTCCAGCGGGTGTTGCTGGACTGCATGCAGCCCGAGGGCAGGCGTGACGACACTTCTGGTGCGCACGGTCGGCCCGCAAACCGCAACGCGTCTGCAGCCAACGTGGGCGCAGGACGGGCCAACGGAGTCGGCACTCCCCCTCAAACCCTGGGTCCTACCACGGCTTGCAGGGGAGGCGGGTACCGGATGGCATTTCCAGACTAGTTTGACTACTTCCTGACGGTTGCCGGCCGCCTACCGGCCACCCACCGGCCACACGGTGGACCAGCACTCGGAACACTGAGTCAAAAAGTTGACTCAGTGAACAAGCCAGTGAAAACAATCCAGGTTCCCGTTAGCATCGAGCTTCGAGCGATCGACGCGCTGCTGCCGTACGCCCGTAATTCGCGTACGCACACCGACGAGCAGATCGACCAGATCGTCCGGTCGATCACCCGGTTCGGCTGGACGAATCCGGTACTGATCAGCGCCGACGGCACGGTCATTGCGGGGCACGCGAGGCTGCTGGCCGCGCGCAAGCTCGAAATGGAAGCCGTCCCCGTGCTTGTCCTCGGCCATCTGAGCGAGGACGAGCAGCGGGCCCTGGTGATCGCAGACAACAAGCTGGCGCTCAATGCCGGGTGGGACGAGGCAATCCTCCGCGAGCAATTGCAGAAGATCGAGTTGAGCGGGTTCGACATGAATCTGCTCGGCTTCAGCGACGATGAGATCCGCACTCTCATGGAGGACGCGGCAGACACGAAGCCCGCCTCCGAGGCTGCCGCGCCGGAAGACGTCACCCCCGACACGCCGCCCGATCCGGTCACCCGCCCGGGCGACATCTGGGCGATTGGCCGGCACCGCCTGATCTGTGGCGATTGCCGCGACCAGGCCGTGGTGAAGTTGCTGCTCTCCGGCCGGGCCGTCAACGTGGCCATCACTTCGCCGCCCTACGCCTCGCAGCGCGAGTACGATCCGGCGAGCGGGTTCAAGCCGGTCCCCGTGGACGGGTATGTGGAGTGGTACAAGGCCGTCGCCGCCAGCATCGCGGCGGTCCTGTCACCCGATGGTTCTTACTTCCTGAACATCAAGGAGCACGCCGACCAGGGCGAGCGGAGCTTGTACGTGAAGGACCTCACGCTGGCGCACCAGCGCCAATGGGGCTGGATGTTCGTGGATGAGTTCTGCTGGCGCAAGACCGACAACGGCGTGCCGGGCGGGTGGGGCAACCGGTTCAAGAACGCCTGGGAACCGGTGTTCCACTTTGCGCGGCAATCGGAGATCAAGTTTCGGCCCTTGGCGGTCGGACACGCCTCGGACGATTGTTTCGACTACAGCCAGAACAATCCGAAGTCCACGTCCGGCAGCGGGCTGCTGGGCACCGGCAAGCGCGGCGCAGCGGCGGATGGAGGGAAGAACCAAGGCGCTTGGGAGCGCAGCAGGAACAGCCTGGATGGTGATTCGGAAGGGCGACATACGGGCATCGCGCGGCCTTCGAACGTGATCGAGGTGAAGTCCGAGTCCAGCCAGGGATCGCACTCCGCACCCTACCCGCGCGCCTTGGTCGAGTTCTTCGTGAAGGCGTTTTCCGATGAGGGCGATGTGATCCTCGACCCGTTCATGGGCAGCGGCACGACCATGGCCGAGGCTCACGCGCAAAACCGCGACGGCTACGGCTGCGAGATCTCGCCGGCGTACTGCGACGTGATCCTGAGCCGGATTGGCAAGCTGGCGGGCGCGGAGCCGGTCCTCGAAGCAACGGGGCAGGCGCTCGGTCAGGTGGCGGCGGCGCGAGGCGAGTGCGCAAGGACCGATTGAGCTGTTGCGCAGAGTAGTCCTGAACAATCGAAATGGATAAGTTTGGGTGTGTTGCACCATTCAAGTGCAGCATCGCCACGTTTTGATCGGGCCCATGCCCCGGAAGGCCTTTGAACTGACTCGATCCCGTCATCCCGGGTACCCGACGGTACGTCCAGCGGATCGGATTCGAGTACTACGGCGCCTCGATCTCGCAACGAGCCCGAGGCTTACTCCGTCGCGTTACAGCAAACCATCGGTCCGGCGAGCATATGCTTGATGGCCATGCCGATCTCCATGAATTGAGCCAGACCGGTAGGCTTGGTGATAAAGTGGGCAGCTCCGAGTGACAGTAGTCGAGCTTGATCCCGCTGGGACCGCGAAGAACTCCAAATGCAAACTGGGACGTTGGCGAGATGCTTCGCTGCCCGAATCTCACGTAGGATCTCTTCGCCGGTGTACTTATTGAGATTTAGATCCAGCAGGACTAGGTCTGGAATCGCCGCCTCGTGGTAAGTCCCTTGCCGACGAACAAAGGCAAGCGCCTCGCCGCCGTCCAGGAAGTGAATCAGATCCACCAAGAGACCTTGCGCCTTCAGTGCCAATTCGAGAAGCACAACGTCTGATCGGTTGTCTTCAATGACGAGAACCCGGGCAGCAGGAATTTCCAAATCGTGCTTCAAGCTAGCTCCCTTTCATAACCATCAAGGAGTGTTCTTCGTATTTCGCACTTGATGGCGGCACCCTTTGCCTTGCCGACGTTCCTCGCTCTTAATGCGCCCATAAGGACTCGATCACACTGGCGACTGGCTCCGTTCCGCGACCCGGCTTCGACGGACCGGGCGGAGCGGTCGACCAGATTCTCAGCACGCGAGTGGCCCTATCGAAGGGCACTCCGTTGGCCCGGCGAGGGCGTTGAGTCCGGGCAAGGGTAGCCGAGGGTTATCCAAACCCAAGCAAAGTTGTGAAGCGTATGCGCCTGCCGGAATCGTTCATGAAGTGCGCAAGGTAATGATTCGAGTTCCATGTCCACAGGGAGACTATGACCGTGCCTCCCTTCGCGGCAGCGCCAGAGATCAGACGATCATGGGGCCTACATTTGCCGATCGCGGCTCGACAAGTCCTGCATTTGCATGTGCATCTGTTGCATACCACCTCCAGTTAAGTTTGGCTCGGTGATTCGACAAGAGTCGCCAGCAGAGAGTCCAGAGATAGCCTCGTGATAGAACTCTCCCATCTGACAATCCAAGTCTGGCCCATCGGTGACTTGATCCCGTTCGAGCAGAACGCGCGCACGCACTCCCCGGAGCAAGTCGCGCAGGTTGTAAAGTCGATCCGGGAATTCGGATGGACGAACCCGATCCTGGTGGGACCGGACCGCGTGATTGTCGCTGGTCACGCACGCCTGGAAGCCGCAAGGGCGCTCGGGATGACCGAAGTCCCGGTGATCGTGCTGCCGCACCTGTCAGTGGTGCAGCGGCGCGCACTGGTCATTGCCGACAACCAGATCGCGGCAAACGCCGGATGGGACGAGGAAGTCCTGCGCGGGGAGTTGCAGGTCCTCGAAGCGGAAGACTTCGACATGAGTCTGCTGGGCTTCTCCAAGGACGAGTTGGCAGCGATTGAGGACGGTGGCGAAGCGGAGGCCGGCAAGACTGACGACGACGCCGTGCCGGAACCGCAAGTCGAATTGGTGTCCAATCCCGGCGACGTGTGGATTCTGGAACGGCACCGGCTGCTATGTGGCGACTCGACGCAACTCGAAGCGGTGGAGAAGGTGCTCGCCGGCGGCCTGGCCGACATGGTCTTCACGGACCCGCCCTACAACGTGAATTACGGCGCGACGATGAAGGACAAACTGCGGGGTAACACCCGCAAGATCGCCAACGACAACCTCGGCGAGGGGTTTGAGAAGTTCTTGTACGACGCCTGCGTGAACATGCTGGCCGTGGCCAAGGGCGCGGTCTACATCTGCATGTCGTCGTCTGAACTGCACACCCTGGAAAAGGCTTTCCGGGAAGCGGGTGGCCACTGGTCGACCTTCGTGATCTGGGCTAAGAGCAGCTTCAGCATGGGCCGCTCCGATTACCAGCGGCAGTACGAGCCGATCCTGTACGGCTGGAAGGAAGGCGCCAGTCATTTCTGGTGCGGCGCACGGGACCAGGGCGATATCTGGTTCATTAAAAAGCCGCATCTCAACGATCTGCATCCGACGATGAAACCGGTCGAACTGGTCGGGCGGGCGATCCTCAACTCGAGCAAAACGCGCGACACAGTGCTCGATCCGTTCGGCGGGTCCGGCACGACACTGATCGCCTGCGAAAAATCGGGGCGCCAGGCGCGGCTCATTGAGATGGAGCCGATGTATTGCGATGTCATCGTTCGCAGGTGGCAGGATCTCACCGGCAAGACGGCCGTGCTTGAAGCCACGGGCGATACGTTCGATTCGATTGCGCCCCGGGCTGAGGTGGCCGCCTGATGCCGCTCATGGGCCAGCGGGAGTACGCGCGGCATCGGGGCGTAAGCCACCAGTCGATTGGCCGGGCGCTCGACGCCGGCCGCATCCAGAAGGACTCGAAAGGCAAGATCGACTCCGAGCGAGCCGACGCCTCGTGGGCACTGCGGACCGATCCGTTGATCTCGATGAACAATGCCGAGCGCCAGCGGGCCGCGGCTTCCACGACGCAACGCATGCCGAGCCTGCAGGAGGTTTCCGACCCGTCGAGCGGCATGGGTATCGGCGAAAAAGTCGCATTGCGGACCGCGATGCAGAATCTGCGCAAGGTTACCGCGCAGGCCGACACCGCCGAGATGGAGCGGGACGAGAAGAAGAACGCGCTGATGAAGCGCAGCGATGTGGATGAGCACATTGCTTCTTTCAGCCTGATGGTGCGGGACCACTGCATGGCGATGCCGGATCGTCTGGCGCCCGCGATCGCGGCAGTTCACGACACCGCGACCGTGCACCGAATCATGAAGACCGACATCGACGCCGCGCTCCGCAAATTGAGCAAGGCCGTGGCGAGCGCAGGATTCTGATGGTAGTCGAACCCCTATCCATGGCGGCACTGAGCGCGTCGCTGCTGTTGCCGCCGCGCGACATGACGGTGTCGGAGTGGGCGGACGAAAACCGCGTGCTCACTGGCGCGGCCTCGGCCGAGCGTGGCCAGTGGCATACCCGGCCCTACCAGCGGGAACCGATGGATGTAATGAGCCCGGCCAACCCGGCCAAGATGGTCGTGCTGATGTCGGCAGCCCAGATGCTCAAGACCGAGTGTCTGCTGAACTTCCTGGGCTTCATTGCGGATGTGGACCCGGGTCCGACGCTGGTGGTGGAGCCCCGGATCGAGGACGCCAAGGCACTTTCGAAGGATCGCGTCGCGCCGATGTTTCGGTCGACGCCGTGCCTGCGGGGCAAGCTCGCGACCGTCAAGAGCCGGGATTCCGACAACACGACGCTACACAAAGCCTTCACTAATGGCGCCGGCCATGTGACCTTCACTGGCGCGATCAGCCCGAGCGGCCTGGCCATGCGGCCGATCCGCTACGTCCTGCTTGATGAAGTCGATCGCTATCCGGCATCCGCCGGTACCGAGGGCGACCCGGTGTCGCTCGCCATTCAGCGCACCGCGGAGTTCGAGCACAACAAGAAAGTGATCTTGTGTTCCACACCCACGGTGATGGGCGCGAGCCGGATTGAGAAGGCCTGGAAGGAAAGCGACCAGCGGGAGTACTTCGTGCCGTGTCCGCTGTGCGGAGAGTTCCAGGTGCTCGACCTGGGCGACGGGACCGAGAGTGGCTTGTGCTGGCCGCAGGATCAGCCGGAGCTCGCGCAGTACCGCTGCGCGGGGTGCCATGAGTTGATTGCCGATCACCAGAAGTCTTGGATGGTGGAGCACGGCGAGTACCGCGCCCAGAATCCGGCTTCGCCGATTCCGGGGTTCCGCGTCACACAACTGCTGTCGGTGAAGCGGCCGTGGGCAACCATCGCCACGGAGTTTCTGGCGGCGCGCAAGTCGCAGGAAACGCTCAAAGCGTTTATGAACACGGTGCTCGCGAAGTTCTGGGAAGAGCGGCACGAGGTCGCTACCGACGCGCACACGCTGTGGAATCGCTGCGAGCCGTATGTGGCGGAAGTGCCGAATGGAGTCTGCCTACTGACTGCGGGCGTCGATGTGCAGGCCGACCGGCTGGAGATGGAGATCGTCGGGTGGGGCCGGGACGAGGAGTCCTGGTCGGTGGCCTACCACGTGATTCCCGGCGACATCCTGCGCAACGAAGTGTGGGCGCAGCTCGACGAGTTGCTGCGCACCCGGTACACGCACGAGAACGGCCAGCAGATGCGGATTTCCGCTTCCTGCATCGACTCGGGATACAAGGATGCGACGGTCTTGCGGTTTACGCGGGACCGCTACAGCCGGCGCGTCTTTGCGACGAAGGGCCGGACCGGCGAAGGAACGATCTGGCCGCGCAAGCCCAGCCGGAAGAACCAGACGCCGTTCTTCATGGTCGGCGTCAATGCCGCGAAAGATGCGGTTTATGACCGGCTGAAGGTGCAGGAGGAAGGCGCGAGTTACTGCCACTTTCCGCTGGGCCGCGAGCTCGAGTATTTCGAGCAGCTGACGGCGGAGAAGAAGTTCGTCCGGTATCACTTTGGTTTCGCGAAACACGAGTGGCGGCTGGAAGAAGGCAAGCGGAACGAGGCTCTGGATTGCCGCGTGTACGCCTATGCAGGGCTGCACTCCCTGCTGACCAGCGGGCTGCCGCTGAACAAGTTCTGCGAGAAGTTCGAAGCGATGCAGCAGCGGCAAAGCCGCCTGCCGCGTCCAGCGACGACAGATGAAACTGCCGCTCCCTCCGAAGGAACCCGGCCCGCGAAGCCGCAAGAGAATCCGTTTGTTGCCGGACGTGACGGCACGGGCCTGACCCGTCGCCCCAACTGGCTCGAAAGATAACCATGGCACTCCCGCTGCTGACTCTCCTCGCCCAGCGGGACGCCCTGGCTACCTCCATCGCGCAGGGCGTCACGAGCATCACCATCGACGGGACGCGCATGGATTACCCGGGCTTCGACGATATGCGGAAGCGCATCGGGTGGCTCGACCAGGAGATCGCCAAGGCCCAGGCGGCACCGCCCAAAGGCTACTCCTACGCGCAGTTCAGCAAGGATGGCCGTGGCAACCAATAGCCTCGAAATGAGTCCCGCCACTGCCGTGCCTGCCACGCTCGCGCGTATTGCGCCGCAGCGGAACTGGCTCGACCGCGCCATTTCGTTCGTCGCTCCGCAGGCGGGTCTGCGCCGGCTGCAATTCCGGCGCGCCCTGGCCGTTGCGGAGCGATTCTCCTACGAAGGCGCCATGAAAGGCCGTCGCACCGGAGGCTGGCTCACCAGCGACAGCGACGCCAATCGCGAGACGCAGGGTTCGATGGTGTGGCTGCGGAACCGGGCGCGCGACCTGGTGCGCAACAACCCCTACGCTTCGAAGGCGCTTTCGGAACTGGTGGGCAATCAGATCGGAACCGGCATCCTGCCGCGCGCCAATACCGGCGATGAAAAGCTGAATGCCCTCATCGATGAGAAGTTCGCCGAGTGGGCGCAGAACTGCGATGCCGATGGGCAACTAGACTTCTTCGGGATTCAGTGGCAGGCGGCGCGGGCGGTCGCCGAGAGCGGCGAATGCATTGTGCGATTCCGGCAACGGCGGCCGGGCGATGGGCTGGATGTGCCGGTGCAGGTTCAGGTGCTCGAAGCCGATTACCTGGATCACAACAAGACCCTCTCGCTCGATTCGGGCAGCGTCATCCAAGGCGTTCAGTTCGATCAGATCGGCCGCCGCAATTTCTATTGGTTGTTCGGGAATCACCCGGGCGCGTTGACGCTCATGAATTGGCAAGCGGGCTTCGTGTCGAAGCCCGTGCCCGCCGATAGCGTCCTGCACATTTATAAGAAGGATCGGCCCGGCCAGGTCCGCGGCGTCACGTGGTTCGCGCCCGTGATGCTGAAGATGCGGGATCTCGACGAATACGAAGACGCCGAGCTAATCCGCAAGAAGATCGAAGCCTGTTTCGCCGCCTTCATCGTCTCGCCCGATGGCTCGATGATGAACCTGACCGAGACCAGCACCGATCCGGTCACCGACGAGCCCACGGAGTTTCTGGAGCCGGGCGTCATCAAGCGGCTGAAGGTCGGGGAAGATGTCCGCTTCGGCGCTCCCGCAAACTCGGGTGGTTACAAGGACTACCGCTCGACGCAGTTGGGCGCGATCTCGGCCGGCCTGACCATTCCTTATGAGTTGCTGACCGGCGATATGTCGGTGGTCAATTACTCGTCGTTTCGGGGCGGCATGCTGGGTTTCCGCAACACGATTGAAGCCTACCGCTGGCTGTGTCTCGTCCCGCAGCTGATCCTGCCGATGTACAAGCGGTTCATCCAGGTCGCCTACATCGCCGGGGTGATTCCGGAACTGAACTATGGCGTGCGCTTCACCGCACCGAAGTTCGAATCGGTCGATCCGCTGAAAGACGCGATGGCCGACAAGGTCGCCGTCCGGATTGGCGGGCTGACGTGGCCGGAAATGGTGGCGAGCCATGGGCAGGATCCGGACAGCCAGCTGAACGAAATCATCGCCTGGAACAAGAAGTTCGACGATGCGGACGTGATTCTCGACGGCGATCCGCGGCGCACCAACGACAAGGGCGCGCTCAACGTCGCCGTTGTGCCGGCGCAGCCGCAGGTTCCCCCGCAAGGCAAATCGCCGCAAGCCAAGCCGCCGCGCAGCAAGGAATGACGATGGACGAAAACAAGCTGGCGAACAATGCCCCGCAGGCGGAAACTTTCGCCGCCTCCATTGCGGCCTCGCTCACGCCCAACACGTGGAACGATGCGGATTCCACCATCGACTGTGTCTTCTACAGCGGCGCGACGGTCCCGCGTGTCGACTGGTACAGCGGAGAACCTTACGATCTGGTGCTTAGCCTCGACGCTGCGGCCGTGCGTCTGGACCGGCTCAATAACGGCGCGCCAGTCTGCGACAACCACAACTCCTATGGCTCCGTCAGGGACCAGTTGGGGGTAGTGCAGCGCGCCTGGGTCGAACAGGGCACCGCGCGCGCCACGCTGCAGTTCAGCCCGCGCGAAGACTTGGCGGCCCTGCGCACTGACGTCCAGGCGGGCATCATCCGGAACGTCTCGATGGGCGTGTGGATTTACACCAAAAACGAGACCACCCCCAAGGGTCAGGATCGGAAGCAATTCACCGCCATCGATTGGGAACCCTACGAGATCTCGCTTACGCCGGTGCCGGCCGATCCGGGTGCCGTGTTGATGAGTGCGAAAGAAGTTGGTGCGGCTCCGGGTCCACCGGCAGCTGCAGTACGGGCAACGAGCCCACAGGAGAAAGCAAAGATGGATGAGACGAATCTCCAGGCGGGCGCTGGTGCCCGCACGGATGAACTACCCGCGGCCACCGCGCCTCCGGAGATCCCGGTTGCGCTGGCCGCCGTCGTGGGCCTCGCGGCGCCGCCGGTTCACCCGGATGTGCTGCGCGCTGAAGGGGCGGCTGCGGAACGCTTCCGCGCTGCGGAAATCCGCAAGGTGGCAGCCACCGGGCGCATGAGCGACCAGTTCACCGCCGGGCTCATCGACGGCAATGTGACGCTGGCGGACGCGCGCACGCGCATCTTCGAAGAGATGGCCGCGCGCGACGCCGCTCAACCGCCCACCCACGCTCACAACCCGAGCGTGACTCGCGACAGCGGAGACGTGATGCGGCAGAACATGGCGGCGGCGCTGTTGCACCGCTTTCAGCCCAAAGAGAACCCGCTGGTCGATGGGGCGGGTCGCGAGTACATGGGACTCAATCTCGTGGAACTCGCGCGTGTCTGTCTGGCGGCCAAGGGAGACACCCGAACCGGACGGACCCGTGACGAAGTCGCTCTTGCCGCACTGAGCACTTCGGACTTTCCGAACATCCTGGCCAATGTCGCGAACAAGACCCTGCGCCAGGGCTACCAGGCCGCCCCGCGAACTTTCGCCGCGTTCTGCCGCCAGGTCTCTGCGAAGGACTTCAAGCCGATCAACCGCATGCAGCTGAGCGATCTGCCCGCGTTGCAGCCGCTGAACGAGCAGGGCGAGTATCACCGCACCGCGCCGACCGATAGCAAGCAGACCTATTCGCTCGCCACCTTCGGCGAAGTCGTCGCCATCACGCGCAAGACGATCATCAACGACGATCTCGACGCCTTCAGCCGCATCCCGTTCATGCTGGGCGTGGCGGGCGCCACGCTCGAATCGAACACCGTCTGGAACGTCATTCTGAACAACCAGGTGATGGGCGAAGATAATGCCGCGCTGTTCGTGGCCGGCCACAAGAACCTCAACACCGGTGCCGGTTCCGCCCTCGCGGTCACCGGTCTCGCCGCCGCCCGCGCGGCCATGCGTAAGCAAGTCGGACCCAAGGGGACCATCCTCAATCTGACGGCGTCCTACCTGATCCTGCCCACCGCGCTCGAAACGGCCGGACTGCAACTGCTGTCCCCGCTGAACCTGATCGGCACCACCACGCCGGGTGCGATCATCCCCGAGTGGATCCGGTCGCTGACCCCGATTGTCGAACCGCGTTTGGACGCGCTCCCCACCTACGGAGCCACCGCCTGGTACCTGGCCACGACGCCCGGGCTGGTCGACACCATCGAGTTCTGCTTCCTCGAAGGGCAGGACGGGATCTATATCGAAACCCGCCAGGGCTTCGATGTGGACGGCTTCGAGATCAAGGCGCGCCTGGACTTCGCCGCGGCGGCGATCGACTTCCGTGGCCTGCAGCGCAACAACGGAGCGTAATCGCTCCGGGACCGAATGGGGCGGGTTTCGGCCCGCCCCAGAGATCAAATTCAACGGGAGAACATCATGCAGAATTTCGTACACAAGGGCCGGACGCTGGAGTTGCTGGCGCCTTACAACGTGCTGTCGGGCGGCGGCTTGCTCGTAACGAACATCTTTGGCATCGCGGCTTTCGATGCGTTGAACGGCGCGCAGGTGAACGTGGACCGGATCGGCGTCTTCGATCTGGCGAAGGACGCGAGCGTGTTCGCGGCCGGCGACTACGTCTACTGGGACAATGTGGCCAAACTCGGCACATCGACCGTCGCCACCAACAAGAAGATCGGCTACGCCGAGCAGGCGCAGGTAACGGGTGACACGACCGTGCGTGTCTGCCTGTTCGGCGTCACTTAAACCAGGCCGTTCGAATCCAGGGGCCGTTCGCGTGGGCGGCCCGGCCCATTTCCTTGAATCTGCGAGGTAGAACATGCCCGGCTACAAGTTCCCCAATCTCATCCCCAGCAACGATCTCTCCGCGACTGTGGACGCCAGCGTCGTGGTTCCCAGCGACGGGACCGACCTGCCCTACGCCACGCGATCGATCTGGGTCGGCGGCGCGGGCGATGTGACGGTGATGCTGGTCAAGTCTGTGGCGCAGGTCACCTACAAGGCGGTCCCGGCTGGCACGCGCCTCAGTGTCAGCGCGACGCGCGTTTACGCGACGCTGACCACGGCGACCAATATGCTCGCGGAGTTTTAACATGCTGTCGGCAGACGACTTCCTTCGCCAGGCGCACGACTTCGCGTTGAACCCGTTGCTGCACCCGGGCGCCACGCTGGTGACCATCCTGCAGGACGCGAATTCGACCGACGTCTATGCGCTCTTGAAGCTCGGCCCGGCCACCGGCGACCCGAAGATCCACCTGGTGGCGACGGTGCGCATTGCGGACCTGCCGCAACGGCCGTTGGAGAAAGACCAGCTCATTTACGACGGAAGTTTGTACAACGTCGTGAACGCGCCGCCCGACCAGCACGGCCACGCGACTCTGCAGTGCCGCCTGGCGCGAGGCGCGGGCGCGAGGATCTGATGGCCCTCAAGAACTATGTCCGGATCAGCTACAACGGCGTGAAGGTCCGGCTGCCGCTCGGCGGCGGCGACCCGCTGAAGTTCCGCATGTTCCAGCTGGCGCAGTATGGCGTCTCAATCCTCCGCGAGCGCATTGACGGCATGAAGGACTCGGCCGACTCTCACAG